CTCTTACTGGAATTGCGAAGCGCACGCTCAACCAACTCCACCGGTTTCATTGTTGGGTGCAAATCATTTTTAACGGGTTTGTTAAAAAACCAAACGTCTCCCTGATCACGAGCCCCACACCAAAAGTGGTCGTTGCCTTCGCGCCAGCCATACAAAATCGGTTCATACTGACGCTGATAATCGGATCGACCTAGAGTGAAAGTATTTTTTGCCCATACGATAAATGTCGACCACTTGCCGCCAGCATCTCGAAATGCTTTTTGAAGCGTGTCCAATTCACTGGATGACATAGCGATGTAGCATGCCCCTTTAGTCACACTCAAAAGGTTCGTGAGCGCATCTTTAAGGAACTGATAAAAATCATCACCCAGATTGTCATTCATAATGCGCCGGTCTTTACCGCGCATTTTGTCTTTAGCATTGTTGCCGTAATCAACATTATAAGGTGGATCAGTGAACGCCATATCGGCAAGCTCACCGCTCATTAATTTTTCTAAATCCTGTTTGCTGGTTGAGTCCCCACATAACAGTCGATGGTCACCCAAAATCCACACATCTCCATGTCGGCTTACAGGCTCATCTTCCACCTCGGGAATGTCATCCTCATCGGTTTCACCTGGCTGTTCGTCGTTACCCAAAAGCTCATCCAGTTCTTCATCTGAGAAGCCGATGACATCAAGGTCAAAACCTAGATCGCCGAGTTCTTCAAGCTCAAGCTTGAGAAGCTCATCATTCCATCCGGCGTTTTCAGCAATCTTGTTATCTGCGATCACCAATGCTCGACGTTGTGCTTCGGTCAAGTGATGTAAAACGATCACCGGGACTGTGGCTAAACCAAGTTGCTGAGCCGCCATCAAGCGACCGTGGCCTGCGATGATGATGTTGTCATCACCGACCAAAATTGGATTCACGAAGCCAAACTCGGCTATCGAACCCGCTATTTGCGATACCTGTGTATCGTCATGCGTCCTCGCATTTTTGGCATAGGGAATGAGTCGTTGAAGCGACCAGTGCTCCACCGATTCGACAGTGTTAAGTTGCATTAGATTACCTTGGAAATAGCGGTGCGAACCGCGAACCTGCGAACCCGGTTTAACGGGCTGTCGCTAGCGAAATGCGGCGGCCTTGCGACCCGCATCGATTCGATGGCCAGGAAGGACCCATTTTTTTCCGGGGGCCAGAAATAGCAAAGCCACGGTGTGGTGGCCGTGGCTTGTGTGCAGTTCACTCGTGAGATTAGCAAGTATTCTCGCTTAAAAACGGGGTTTTGTCCCACTGGGGGTTTTGGCATTAGCACGCAGGTCTTTGCTCTTGAGCGATCCGCTCCGCAATTTTTATTAACGCCCCTCGCCAATAACGCTGTGCAGACGTTCTTGGAAACCCAGTCTCACGAGAAATCACTCGCCATGGCGATCGATAGGCTCGTAACCAAATCAGGTTTCTTTCGCCATGATTGACAAACGTTATCCATGACAACGTTTCCTCCATACGGGTGATTTGGTCTGGCGTTGGACGTAAACGAATCGGTTGAACCTCTTGTCTGGCGAGCTCTCTCCGATCGTATTTGATCTCTGGCCAATAGCTCACGTAACCCAAGCTTCGCTCACCAGGCAATTTACGCAGTGTTGATACACACTCCTCAAATCGCAGAGCAACGTGTTCTGGCGTGAAGTTATTCATGATTGCTCTCCTATTCGTTGGTCAATAGCCCAATAAACCAAAGCCAATGCATCGGCTTCGTTATCATCCGCTGGCAGATGGCCTCGCGCTTTCGCGGACTCAATCATCATGGTTTTATTTGCATTACCTTTGCCAGTTGCGTGCCGCTTGATGGTTCCAACCGGAACACCCTCGTAGGCAATGTTTTGTTGCTCACACCAAGCAGTCAGATGCGCCATAAAACCACCGTAAGCGTGAGCTGCATCCACACCCATGTGGCGACGAACTTCCTCAAAAAACACCATGCTGATAGGCCCAGCATTTTCGTTTAGCTCATTCAAGAAACGGTTGAACTTCAAAAAGCGCATGCCGCCACCTTGCCAGCGATCGTTTTTAAAGCTGATGGTTCCACTGGTGATAACGCCTTGTTTGGAATGAATAGCCCATCCAGTTGTTGTACCCAGATCCAAGCACAGCACTACAGGCAATGTTCGGTTGATACTCTCTTTCTCACCGAGATGGAGAGCCTCCCCTTTAGGGGACTCTCCTCTCTCGTAGAGAGAGGGGGTTTGCGTGCAATCTGGATTTGTCTCTGAAACCCATGAATTATCTGGGATTGCGTTCAGTTTGCAGGGGATATCCGCAATCTGGACTCCGCAATCTGCAATCTGGCTGGATGCTTTGTTAATGCTGACTTTCAGTTTGCGGGTAGTTTGCAGATTGCAGCAAACTGGTTCAGATTGCAGACTGCAAACGGCCATGTCCGAGGCCTTATTTTGATCATGATTCATGGCTTGTTTCCTCCTGGTACACCCAAACATCCGGATTCTCGACAGGGAGCACCGCACCGGTTTGAGCACATTTGTAATGGGTGGGTTTAACCAACAAGTGAGACTGTTTGACCTCACCGGTATCGGTATCAATGGTTTCCCCTGCGGGAACGGTCATACCCTCAACACAGAGATAGCCGTACTTGCTTCGGGTCAGTGCTGGTAAGTTGTAGTCCTCCGGATTACGGAAGAACTTGATATCGCCTTTTGTGGCATGGACAGCAATGCGCTCATTGATGGTTCGGTTGGCACCGAGTCCAGCTTGGCCTTCGAACGATTCTGCAAACTGATTCGAGGTGTAAACTCGGCCTTGCGACGCTTCATCAAAGATCATTTGTACAATGACATCGCGCTTGCGTTGTCGCTCCGCATCGAGCTTGGCGCCATAGTCTTGATTGACCAAACGATCACTGTGAGGATCAAGTTCAATCCAGCGCCCCTGGCTTTTATCGACTCGCTTGGCAGGTAAGCCAGGTCCATTGCGCAGCTCGAACACCAAGGTGCGATCCGTCAGCATTTCATCAGGGCGATACAGCAACATGCCGGTGGTGTAGTAACCACGCAAACTGCCTGCACCTGACAAGGCTAGAAACGGATCTTCCTCGACCTGTTTTTTACTGATTTTCTTGGTGTGGTGAGCAAGGATGATTCCCGCATCGGGATTGACCGCATCACGCAATTGCTCAACTCGCTCACGCAAGAAAAACAACATCGCGTTGTTGTCGTTTTCGCTATTGCCTTCAGGGCCACCGTCGAACACATTGCGAATAGGGTCAATTACCAGAATGTCGACACCACCTTGAGACGCAGCCCGCTGCAGTGCCTCGATCACTTGCTCAACACCCTGATCATTGAGCACTAAACGAAGCTGAGGTGTGACCAATAGGTTATTGGCAGCTTGGCGACTTACTGCTTCTGGCAAACCCATGGACTGGATCCGCTCACGCAAGTAGTGATACTGAACCTCGGCTTGCAGGTAAAACACCCGCAATGGCCTTGAGGGCGTGAGCTCAAGAAAGGGCTCGCCTGCCGCCATATGTGTTAACCAAGACAACAGAAAATCACTTTTCCCCACCTTAGGCGCGCCACCAAATACAATCATGCCGCCGGGCGTTAAGACCCTCGGTGCAATCAAATCGTCTGGCATCGGCGAGGTATCGGCTAACAACTCACCCAATGAATGCAGCGGTATCGGCTCGGCATCTTTAACAATGGTTCTCGGTGCCGACTGAACGAAAGCCCACACATCCATGCCTTCATCGACTGCATCATAGGCGTCCCACTTAACGGATTTATCACCCGGAATATGCAAAACCGCCACAGAAGCGGCACCACCGCATGCGATCGCTTCCGATGCTTTTCTGGCATACTCAGAACCCGCATCATCATTGTCAGGCCAGACTAAAACGTGTTTATCTTTCAGTGGCGACCAATCCGTTTTCGCTATTGGAGCATTAGCGCCATTCATGGCAGTGGTTGCCACCAATCCTAAGCGAATGAGTGCGTCCGCAGCCTTTTCGCCTTCGACCAGTACCACTTGATTGGCGCTTAAGATTTGAGGCTGGTTGTAGAGCGGTCTTGGATCCGGTGCTTTCATTGAGCGTGATCGCACATCCCACGGTCTGAACTCTTTGCCCGACTCGGTATCGTATCGATATACGCAGGCAATTAGCTGACCTTGGCTATCACGATAATCCCATTTTCCAGTTGCTGGCCCTAGATCATCGGTAGGTACCTGTCGAGCAGGCATTGTGGGCTTATTGGCTTTCTCATAAGTCGCGGACAATGGCCTTGATTGATCAACAGACACGCCTAACCATTGAGCGACAGAATCCACCAGCTCAGGAAATTGGCTGGCGGTATCAAAGCCATTAACACGTGCCCAGGCATCAAAGATGTCACCACCTTCTCCGGTAGCAAAATCCATCCACATACCTGCACGAGAGCCTGCAAGTTCAACGACTAAACTTTTACCGGGATTGCCTTCCAGATCGCCTACAATGAACTGCTTGCCTCGATGCTTTCCTGCAGGAAACAGATAGGTCAAGACAGCATCTAACGAATCGATTAATCGTTGCTTGAGCTCTCGGGCATCATGCTTGGGTTTTGTTGATTCACCCTGCTCAGGTGCGTCGTTAAAATCGAGCCAGATCACTTTATCGGTGCTGCTGTTCATTGCGCACCTCCTCGCCAGCAGCGATCCTGCCAAGAGCAAAACTTACACTCGTAATGGGCAGGGTCTTTACTGATTCTGGGTAGAAGTTCTCCTGCATCAGTCGCCTGAATGACACGCACACCTCGATCGGATGCCCGCTGAGCCAACTCACCGTTAAAAGGAACCCACTCGAAGTACAATTCGGCGGTATCTTTATTGATGGCAGTGAACAAGGCGGGATTGGAGGCAATGCCAGGAATCTGTTCTTCCATGTAGGCCTGATACAACGCTATCTGTGCCGCATAGACCGGTTTAGAAAGAGTCACTCCACGTTTGACCGTATCCTTCCAAGACTTTGCATTCAGTGACTTACACTCCCACAACGCAGGAAAGCCTTCGCCAATTGATTCAGGTCCTCCGGCAAGCACGCCATCTACGTGTCCACGCAAACGGCCATCCACTGCAGAAAACCCGAACTGCCCACCGGTGGATGTTTCCGTATACAGATCAAAGCCTGCTTTACGCAACCAATCGATAGCGAGTTCTTCAAAGACATGACCCGCCGCAAAAATTCTAAGAGTACGTCCAGTAAATGTTCTACCTTCGTCAACAGGTGTATGTGTGAACTCAAACTGCAAAGCACGATCGCAAGACACTCCAAGTCTTGAAGCACCAAGATAATTTCTCGGTACCTGTGACTGCTGCTCTTGCTGTAATGCTACGTCGATGCGTTCACTGATCTGTTCCGACAAGGTTGGTCGATGATTAAAATCCAACATCAGAAAGGCACCTCGTCTTTGTACAACTCCTGCAAAGTCTGGTGATAGGACTCAAGCACTGTATCTACCAAACCAACAATTTCTGTTTTGCTGTAGTCGCCTAGTCCTTTGTCCATACCTACAGCCATTACATAATCAGCAAGCGGAACCAAAACAGATTCAGCGGCTTTTTGTTCTAAATCAGTTCTGTTCATGGCCACTCCCTTACGATGCAACTGGTAATGGATGTCTTGGCACTGCTTGGAGCAGAACCGTTTAAAGCTCGCGCGCCGACTGTCGTTGGATTGATTGCGGTTTGGTTCAAGCCAGCAAAAGCCTCGAGGCGGTTTGTGGCAAATAAAGCATCGGTAATGCACATTAAGCAGCCTCCTTGCCTTCGACTTTGTTGAAAATACGGGACTGGATATCACGCTTGTTAAACTGGAAGGCCAAGAGGCAGGAAGCCTGATAGCGCGTTAAACCAAAGTCCTGGCGATACGCAGCAGGTAGATATCGAAGTTGTTGAGTGGTCGCAGCTTGGTTTAACCACTTGCGGGATTTGCTGGCAGCATCTTCGGTTTCATGCTCATTCAACCAGTCATCAGCGGCGGCCAAGCAAACCGTTCGCTCACCCATGGCGAGTAATCTCGCAGGCAGTTTTTTACCACCGCCCATACCAAACCAGTGACCTGCGAGAAAGAACACACCTGCCCACGCCTCGAAACCAGTCGCCATCAATGCGGCATCGTCACCAAACAAATCACACCAACGGAAAGAAGAGCGTTTAAGCAGATCAATTTCAGACATCACAAAGTCCGTGAGATCAACTTTCCCATCGCCTACTGTTCGTTCCCAAACATGACCGCAAAGAGAACACTCCTTCGCGGCGGCAGGTACCATCGCACCGCATTCTGGGCACTCTTTTTGTGGCGCTTCGCCTTGCCCCTCGTGGCCATCCAAGTTCACATCCTGCTCTAATGAACCGTGAAGCATGGTGCTTGTGCCGAAGTCGAGCACCACACAATCACTTTTCACAACGCCCGGATGTTCGTTGGGGTCGACGGTTCGAAGACCGCGTCCAATCATTTGAATTAGCGTCGACTTATAAGAACTTGGCCGTAGCAGAACAACACAACTGGTTGGAGGGAAATCCCAGCCTTCGGTTAGCACCGCAACATTGACAACAACCTGAGACTCACCAGATTCAAAGCGAGACAGCGCTGCCTTTCTCGCCTCACTTGATAACTCCCCATGAATAACTTCAGCACTGATGCCTGATGCTGAAAAGGCTTCCGCTACATTCTTGGCATGCTGGACGGTCGAACAAAACACCACGGTGGGACGATCATGAGCCTTGTCTTTCCAGTGACGTATTACCGCTTCGGTGATAGGTGCTTTGTTCATAATGGCGTCGACAGCCGCCATGTCGAAATCATCAGCAGTACGTTTGACTTGTGACAGCTCTCCTTGAGTCCCCACATCGACTACATAGGTTCTGGGTGGAACCAAGTGCCCTGATTGAATGAGTTCAGCCAAGGTGATTTGATCACTCACGTTACTGAATACAGGGCGCAATGCTTTGTTATCCCCCCGGTTGGGAGTAGCCGTAACACCAAAAATCGCCACATCAGGATTGCGATCGCGAACGCTATCAATGATTCGACGATAGGTCGGTGCCGCCGCATGATGCGCTTCATCAATAACCAGAAGATCAAGCTTGGGCATCTTCTTTAAGTTCGATTCGCGCCCCAAGGTTTGTACCATGGCGAAGGTCGTTTGACCGTTCCACGACTTTTCTTTTGCATCGTAAATCGAAGTCGAGATACTCGGATTAACACGACTAAACTTGGCAGCATTTTGCGTTGTGAGCTCATCACGGTGAGCAAGCACACAAGCTTTGGCATCTTCATTTTCTAGCCACTGGCCGGTGACGCCGGACAACATGATCGTCTTACCGGCGCCCGTAGGCGCCACCCCCAGTGTGTTTTGGTGTTTATCGAGCGCAGTTAGACTGCGCTCAACAAACAGTTTTTGACGAGGTCGTAATAACATGTGTCGACCTCCTTATTGTGCCCAACTGGGACGACCAGTCGGAGCACTAGCAGATGCTTGTGGTGAAGAAGCTGGCTGCGTTGAAGCGGCAGCTTGAACCGTGTTGCCTGACACTGCTGCATAGTCTTTGTGGTCTGGCGTAATAGCAGTTTTGATTACATTCTTATCATCACCGTTTTGGTCTTTGTCCAGCTCAACCTTTGCAACAAACTCGATCCCGTCCAGATCGGCAAAGCCCTGAATGCGTCGAGCCTGTTGGGCTTGTGGCGTGTTATCTTGCGGATGAAGACCACGTGAGGAATTCAAAATCCCTTTAACAAAGGCTCTACCCATGTTTGCCCACTCAGGTCCTTTAGGGCTGTGTAAACCGATAAGACTCCACATCTTGCGTTTGGCGTATGGACCATCAAGCACAACAAACTCGCAGTTCAAATAGACAGAGCCTGTCGCCATGCTTTGCGTTGCATATCCGCCCGTCCAACCCTGTGACGCATCGTCATAGCCGCCGGGGCGAATAGTCATGCGCACTTTTACCAGCGTGCCTTTTGGGATTACGTCAAAATTGTTTTGGTCTTCCGCCGAGTTAAAATCATTCCAAGTCGTCATTATTGGACTCCTTCTTCAGTATTGGTTTGAGTTTCGATAGGTGCTGGGCGAGCAAAGCTCAGGCGATCAGAGGCTGGTGTCACTGGCCCATGAATTTTGGTCATCAGTCGACCGAGGTGGGGTTCTTCAATAACATCAAGACGCCCACTGCGGTCTTTGGCGGGATAGCCATAGGGATTAAGGGTGTGGTTAATGAAGGCGCGATAACGCTGACCATCATCGCTTTGGATCTCTGCAAGCGTGATGACTTGATCGACAATGCCTGGCAACTCAAGCGCTGTTTTTGAGCCATCAATTTGCGGAACAAAAACCTTGCGATTAAAGTCGTCGATCTTCTCGTCGAGAATACCGACAAACCAGATGTTCTTGTTGCGGGTATGCTGAAGATGAGTCAGCCACGCAATCATCTCTTGGCCATGCAGACCATAAGCTCCTCGCGTATCGGGCTTTCCACTTCGCTCACTGAAGGCTTGGGGTTGGCCTTTGCACCACTGCAGACACAAACGACCTGCAACCGTAATGGAGTCGATAAAGACGGTGTCGTATTTATCTAAGCTCGCGGGGTCACCAAACTTTTCACATACGGCGTCATAGTGGGCTTGGCTATAAGGTTGCTCATCACGAAGCGCAGGATTGGGACCGCCAATAAATACCGCGAAATCTCGACACTCCTGCCAAGTACGCGGGCTAATCGCATCGCCCGTCCAGCCCTCAACAGCCAAGTCACCCGCTTCTAAATCGAAGAACAGAGTCTTGTCAGCCTCGACTGTCCACAACAAGCTGGTTT